TTCTGCAGTTTTCCTTGTCTATCCTTTCGGTCAAGGTTCCTTCTCTGATGCTATGCCTCTCGGAATCTCGGGCACGTTTAACTACATGCTCGTCTTCCAAGCAGAACACAATATCCTTATGCATCCGTTCCATATGCTTGGCGTGGCTGGGGTATTTGGTGGCAGTCTCTTTAGTGCTATGCACGGAAGTTTGGTTACGTCTTCACTCGTTCGTGAGACCACAGAAGTAGAATCCCAGAACTACGGTTACAAGTTCGGTCAAGAAGAAGAGACCTACAATATCGTAGCTGCTCATGGTTATTTCGGTCGCCTTATTTTTCAATATGCTTCCTTCAATAACTCCCGTAGTCTCCACTTCTTCCTTGCTGCTTGGCCTGTAGTTGGTATCTGGTTTGCTGCTCTTGGTGTTAGCACCATGGCTTTCAACCTCAACGGTTTCAACTTCAACCAGTCTCTGCTTGACAACAACGGTCGTGTGATTAACACTTGGGCAGACATTCTCAACCGTGCTAACCTCGGTTTTGAAGTGATGCACGAGCGCAACGCTCACAACTTCCCCCTCGATCTTGCTGCTGCTGATAGCACTCCTGTTGCTCTTACTGCACCTGCAATCGGTTGACAAGTTAGATACAATCTGATATACTGGGGGTCGAAAGACCCTCTTTTTTTATGCAAATAACTGCTTTTACTACCGAAGGGTGTTTCTACTGCGAGAAACTAAAAGAATTATTTTCTCGCGCAAATGTAGAATACACTATGGTTTCTGTTGGAACAGATCTGACACGAGAAGAATTCTTAAATAAATTTCCTGATTGTACTGGGTATCCATATGTTATTATAGACGGAGAACATGTTGGGGGATTAGTAGAGACAGCAAAACTATTTTTAGAAAAAGGATTAGTATCATCCAAGAAAAATGTCTGAACTCAAAATAAATAGAGGTGTGGAGCTCATGCTTAGGGGGGCTAAACCGAAGGAAGAACCAAAACCAGAGCATGGTGTGCTCATTAATAAGGTATTCACCCTCCTAAGAAGAAAAGTCTACTTCAACTTAGAAATTAGGTGGGGCAAGGAAAAAGACTAGTTCGGAGTTGAACAAATGGCGCAAGCAACAATCGTTTACTTTTCAGCAACAGTTTCATTTATCTTTCTGTGTGTTGGAGTGATTGCTGGATGGACAGCAAACGAAAAGCTACATGAGTTTATGTACGGCAAACTGGAAGCAGAAAACGTACATCCAGAAATGCTTGATGGAGATGGTCAGTGGATCAACGAAGAACTCCTATCAGTACGCTTTGTCGATGAAGATTACGACGAAGATTACGAGGACTAAATACACATATGATACAAATTAGGTTATGCAATTATTAATCCATGAAGTGCTACAAAAAGTAAGCAACGCAAAAACTAAAGCAGAAAAGATCAAACTTTTACAGGAGTATAACACTCCAGCACTCAGACAAATTCTGATTGCTAACTTCGATGAAAGTGTAGTCTCGATGCTTCCAGAAGGTGATGTTCCTTACACATCCAACGCCGCCCCAGAGGACACAGAGCATACTAAACTCATTCATGAGTACCGCAAGCTTTATCTGTTCTTCAGAGGCGGTGCAAACATTTCTCAGAACCGTCGTGAAACCCTCTTCATTCAACTTCTTGAGGGTCTTCATAGCGGTGAAGCGGAAGTTCTATGTTTAATGAAAGACAAGAAGCTTGGCAAGCGTTGGAAGATCACCAAGCAGTGTGTGGAGGAGGCATATCCTCAGATCAAGTGGGGAGGTCGCAGTTGAGCGTAAAAATTCTTCATCAAAATTGCGATCCTTCTCTGGCAGATGACAAGTCTCTGCCATATACTGCTTATATTGTTGAGTACGAAGATGATGATATTTGTTATGATATAGTAATCTGCAATAAAAAAGTAGATATCTTTGATTATTATTGGGATAGATATAGAGAAGGTCTTATCAGTTTCAAACAAACTGAAGGTCGTGTCAATCCCAAACTATGGGGAAGTCAACAACCAACAAAGAAAAAGAAATGATTTCAGATTCAAATGGTAACTGGTGTATTCATTATTGTAAAACATCAGATCCAACATCTTGGCATACTATGAAACTACAACGTAGCGATGGCGTTCTTGTTTCTGCGAAAACTTATGATCAAGTATTCAAATTTTCAAAGTATCAGTCGGCATTTGACTTTGCAAAACAGTTACTTACAGAAGAGCCAGAAGCAAAGTACAACGTAAGAGTTAGAAGAGTGTGTCGTGCAAGGGGGGAATCATTTTATCTTTCGGAAAATTAAAATACGTAAAACGGTATCTTATTTTACAAAATCTGTGTTATAATTAGATATACGTTCATCGCCTAAGGCGACGGAAGTAAGTCGCGGAACGGATCGTTCATTCGCTATTCGCAAATAGCGAACGCAAACGACTGAAGGAACGCTCTTTAGCCTCAAAATTAAGGAGAACCCTAATGTCAATCGCAACTTACCGTGGATGCAAGTATAATACTGACATCCCCAAGCAAGAATATCAGAAATGGTATTGTGAAACTCATGCACCAGCTCATCCATCTAATACCTATCGTGGTGTTGCCTATCGTCCCTGCAAAAATCAGGAGGTAGCAAAATGAATTGGTTAAATGTGATTCGTATTCAAATTCAAAAACAAAATAAACTGAAGCAAGCACAACTTGCGATGGCTATGAGAATGTGATTTTAGGGAGGTTGAAAAACCTCCCTTTTTTTGTGCTATAATTAGTAGTGTACGCTGTGCTACCATGGATAAAGAAAGACTAAAACTTATCGTCAAAAACTTGAAACTCCTGGTGGAATCATTAGAATCTGAAGTGTACTCAGACGTGACTGCCTACAAGGTAGAGCATAGATCTGGAAATACTTATTCAAACGAAAGTGATGACGATGGCTACCCCGATTAGATATAAAAAAGACGAAAACTTTCAGAAGAGAGCGTTCATCTTGAGTGGTTTTGTTCGTATGAAAATACCACTAACAAAAGAAGTCTATGAATTCTGTGATTATATTATTAGTAAAGGATATCAATTTGATTTGGCATCTCTGCACACAGTTGACAAACAAATCTTAGAAGAATTCAACAAGTATAAAGAGGTTTATTGATGAGAATTAAAGACACTATCAAAGCAGCAAAAAAAGCGATTAAGCTTGCGGAAAAGAACCCGATGCTGTATACTAATGAAGAGATCATTTACATGAAGCGAGCACTACGCTTAGCAAAAGAGGATCTCAAGCGTAAACGTGATTTTATGAGTAAAGGATTCAAGAATGAAGCAGCAACATGGACCAGTACGACTAGTATCAGTAACTCCCGAAGCGGAGAAGACGATGGGGTACGTAGCGAGAGTGAGCAACCCACAGAATCAGGAGAATCCTAACGTAGCAGGACTTCTAAAGTATTGCATCACGCATAACCACTGGTCTGTGTTTGAGCAAGCACACATGACTCTTGAGATTGAAACGAATCGTGGTATCGCAGCTCAAATTTTGCGCCATCGTTCGTTTACATATCAAGAATTTTCACAGCGTTATGCTGATGTAAACTGGTTGGAGAGTGGTATCCCTGTTCCAGATCTCCGCAGTCAAGATCATAAAAACCGACAAAATTCTATTGATGATATCTCTCCCGAAACAAAAAAAGATCTCCAAGCGTGTATTAATCGCCACTTTATTTCAGCGATGGATCTCTATAACGAACTCCTTCGCCAGGGCGTTGCTAAGGAATGCGCGAGATTCGTCCTACCATTAGCAACTCCAACAAAAATCTACATGACTGGCTCTGTTCGTTCATGGATCCACTATATAGAACTGAGAACGGCAAACGGTACTCAAAAAGAGCACATGGACATCGCTAAAGAATGTCAGTGCATCTTTGCTGGGCAATTTCCTATTTGTGCTGAAGCGTTGGGGTGGAAGTAATGGCTACTTATCCTGTTATCAATACTAAAACTGGCGAACAAAAAGAAGTCGTGGTTAGTGTCCATGACTGGGACCAGTGGAAGATCGACAACCCAGACTGGACAAGAGATTGGAGCGATCCATCTACTTGTCCTTCATCTGGTGAGATCGGGGACGTATATTCTAAACTGTCAAGAACCCATCCTGGGTTCTATGACATCATGAAGAACAAAATTGCCCCCAAGGCACCAACAAACGATAGTATCACTCAAAAATATAACTGATATGCCAGTAAGAAAGAAGACTCAACATAAAGCACCTGGACAAGGCATGAGTGCTAAGCAACGTAAGCGTCGCAAGCCTATTGACGAAGCTTACATGATTAACGTTGAACCTCTCACTCACAATCAACAACTCTTTTTTGATGAGTGGGACAAAGGGCAAATGATCTATGCCTATGGTGTAGCAGGAACTGGTAAAACATTCGTTGCTCTCTATAAGGCACTCAAGGATGTGTTGAATGAATACACTCCTTATGAGAAGGTTTATATTGTTCGCTCTCTTGTTGCCACACGAGAGATTGGTTTCCTTCCTGGAGACCATGAAGATAAATCTTCTCTCTATCAAATCCCATACAAGAACATGGTACAATCTATGTTCGAGATGCCCGATGACAATTCATACGATATGCTGTATGATAACCTGAAGGGACAGGAGACCGTCTCTTTCTGGAGTACAAGTTTCATTCGAGGCACCACTCTTGATAACTCTATCGTTATTATTGATGAGTGTCAGAACTTGAATTTCCACGAACTTGATAGTATCATTACTCGTGTCGGACAGGATACTAAAATTGTATTCTGTGGTGATGCAGCTCAAACTGATCTTGTAAAGATCAACGAGCGTTCTGGTATTCTAGACTTCCAGCGTATCCTTCAAGCGATGCCCGAGTTCTCTCTAATTGAATTCGGTATCGATGATATTGTGCGCTCTGGTCTTGTCAAGTCTTACATTATCAACAAAATCAATCTTGGCCTATGAAATTGTTTAATCATGTTGGTGCTCTGACACCAGTTGAAATGTCTGCTGAGATGGTGGATGGTAAGCGTGTTTATCTAACACCAGATGGAGACAAGTTCCCGTCAGTCACCACCGTGATTAGTAACAACCGAGAAAAGATGGCTGGTATTGCTAGATGGCGCCAGCGTGTGGGCGAGGAGAAAGCTAACAATATTTCTTCTCGCTCTACTAATAGAGGAACCAAATATCATTCTATTGTAGAAGATTACTTCAACAATAATCTGGATCTAAAAAAATATCAAAAGTTCCCGCTTCCTGTTCTGATGTTCCAGCATTCTAAGGATGTTTTGAACCGCATAAATAACATATACTTACAGGAAGCGGCGCTCTATTCAAGACACCTTGAACTTGCTGGGCGTGTAGATTGTATCGCTGAATTCGACGGTGTGTTATCTATTATTGATTTCAAGACTGCTGCCGAACCTAAGCGTGAGAAATATCTTTACGACTACTTTGTTCAAGAAACTGCATATGCATGTATGCTTCAAGAACTATATGGATTGAGCGTAAAACAACTTGTAACTATCGTTGCTTGCGAAAACGGCGAAACTCAAGTTAAGGTGCTTCCACCTAAGAAAGAATTCTTTGTCAAACTAATGAGTTACATCGACGAATACCAGGAACGATATGGAGAAAAAACAATTATTAGAGGATAGATTTATGACATCTGCGAAGTTTTCGCAGGAAGTGGAGAGGATTGCTCTCAACAATCCAGATATGAATTATATTGATTCGGTTATCCACTATTGCGAAACAAATGAAATTGAAATAGATAGTGTTGGTAAGTTGATTAGCAAACCTCTAAAGGAAAAACTCCGTCATGAGGCACAGCAACTCAACTTCATGAAGAAAACAAGTCGTGCCAAATTGATGCTAGTATGAGCTTCTTTAAATCTGAATTAGTCCGTGGTGACATCCAAGAGATGGTAGATCTTCAGCAGTTTTGCTTTAGATCTGCCATGAACTTTGTTCTTCTTGATGATGAAAGAAAGTTGGAATACTTCGAAGCTCTAGAAACTCTAGTAGAAAAGCAAAAGATCTTTTACTATCGTATTAAATTAAGTGAAGATCCAGAAGCAAAATCTGCTTTGGAAACACTAAAGAGTGGTATTATTATGTTAGGTGCTACTCCAGAGACACCTATTGAAAGTATGTTTGACGAACTTCTGGAGCGTGTCCGCTTCATGAAGGACAAACTGCAAAGTGGCACAGGGGGTTGACGCCCGACCCTGTGCCCTGTTATTATGTCTAAGTGGTCAGGGCATCACAGACCAAATCCAAACTAATCCGAGGAAATCCTATGTCTTTCGCAGATCTGAAGCGTAAATCCCAGAACAACTTCTCGTTCCTCCAGAAGGAACTTGAAAAGTCCGCTAGCGGCAAGCAAGTTGACGAACGTTTCTGGAAGCCCGAGGTTGACGCTTCTGGCAACGGGTACGCTGTTATCCGTTTCCTGCCCGCTCCTGAAGGGGAGACGGTGCCCTGGGCAAAAGTGTACTCCCACGCCTTCCAAGGTCCTGGTGGTTGGTACATCGAAAACTCTCTCACCACCCTGAACGAAAAAGATCCTGTTGGTGAGATCAACCGCAAACTGTGGAACAGCGGTAGTGATGAAGATAAAGAGACTGCTCGTAAACAAAAGCGCAAGCTCCAGTATTACAGCAACATCTATGTCGTAAAGGATCCTAAGAATCCTGAGAACGAAGGTAAAGTGTTCCTTTACAAGTACGGTAAGAAGATCCATGATAAGATCCTTGCCGCCATGCAACCTGAGTTTCAAGATGAAGACCCCGTGAATGTCTTTGATCTTTGGGAAGGTGCTAACTTCAAACTGAAGATCAAGAAGGTTGCTGGTTACTGGAACTACGACAGTTCTGAGTTCGATAGTGTGTCTGCTCTGAGTGCAGATGATGATGAACTGGAAAAAGTGTGGAAGCAAGAGTACTCTCTGGAAGCTTTCACTAACAAGGATCAGTTCAAGACCTACGAGGAACTGGAAGCACGTCTGAACCTTGTGCTTGGTGTTACTTCCCGTCCTGCCACTCGTCCTTCTGTGGATGATGAAGAGTTCGAACCCATCGTGGAAGATGAACCCTCTTCGTTCCGCAGTC